ACCTTCTGTTCTACACGTTCGACCAGTTTCATGATCGCTTCATTAGTTCTTTCGCCCTCATCCAAACGATTCTCATGTCGTTCTAAGATGATTGCAACTCTATTAGAGTTCTCGGAGATTGTGCCAACAGCACGCTCCAACTTCTCCAACATAGATTTGGAGAGGTCTTCATAGATCTCGAACTTTGCCTCAATAGTATTGAGTTTTCCGAACCCTAACATCTTTCTACTGTGCGTTCATCGCTTGTTGTCTTTTGTCCCAATAGAACTTGATCACCTGGGCAGGATATAGTCTCTTGACTTTGAATTTCTTCGCCATCTCAGGTCTATACATCTTACGCAATTCAATCTTAACCTGTGCTTCGGACTTGCCGTAGAGGATGAAGTCTTGTGAGTCTTCATACTGCACACGGAAAGGAAGATAGTTAGCAGGAGCATGTTCCTGCAACTCTTCTGTCTTCAACATGTCAGACACGCTCTTCTCATAGCGACGCTTCTTTACCTTGGCACGAGTAAGCCTGGTGATACCAGGTGGTTCATGAGACGGAGGGAGGGCAGTCTCAGCACCAGTGCCAACAGAGTTAGTAGGAGCGTCTTCGTTAATCATAGCGTATCTAATACTGCTTTTACATCGTCATCAATATCTACCGATTGTAATGAACCTGGTTCATCGTCACAGTATCTATTGAGATAGATGATGAATGTTTTAAGAACGGACCAATACTCTCGTTCTAATTTATACATTAGGAGAGGTAGAGTTCCTTCACCAAATACATTATAGAGAACAATCAAATGATTTAAGATCAAGTTAGTACGAAGAACCCCCGTCTTGATATACCTTTTTAGTAATCGTTTCAGGTACTTAAACTTCTTCATGTCTTCCATGAAGTCGTCGAGTGTAACTGAGTGAGGGTTCTCGTAATACTTGATGGCAAACATTAAATGATTCTTCTCATTTAACTCATCAAAGTACATATCAAATTGTCAGTTGTTATTAGCTACCGAAAGTCAGAGTAGCGGCGGAGGATACGACTTCTTCTGCACCCTTAGAGGTGTTGATCTTGACGCGGTACTTGTCACCATCGTTAGCAGCAAGTTGACCAGTCAGTGCGAGAGATGCACTGGTTGCGCCAGAGACGTTGGTCCAACGTGTGCCAGCAGCAGTCTTCTTCTGCCACTGATAGGTGATGGTGCCAGACTGATCGACGGTTGCAGCAACAGTGAAGGTTGCACCACCAGAAGAAGTGGTCTGGTTAGCAGGTTGAGTGCCGATCGTAATCGTTTCAAGCACGTCTGCTACCACAGTATCGTCAGCGTCGTCACCAGCAGCGGCGGCAGTAGCATGTACGAATGCGAGACATTCTGCCTTGTGGCGGGTGTCACCTTGTGCAGTGGTGTAGGTCTCATACAACCACCAACCAGGACCCCAGATACCACGAGCCTTGTTAGCAGCAACTGCTTGCTCAGTAGCGTCAACAAACACCAGTTCACGGGAGCGAGAGTCGCCACCCTTGATTACAAATTCTGCAACTGCCTTAGGAGCAGTTCTACGCACGGCACCAGACAGAGCGGCAGCAGTGCTACCTGCATATGCTTTGTGCAGTTCGATTGAGGTTGTGCTAGTTACTTGTGCTACGACGTAAGCAACGCCACCCAGTTCGAGGATGTCGCCTTGTGCTACTGTATCCGCTGCGTTCTTCGTAACAGTGGCGTCACCATTGGTGACCGCGACGTTGTTCGAGAAGGTTGCGGCATCAATTTTTCCGAAAATTGCCATTGTTCTCCCTACGGATTGTGTTCCTTTTTATATTTATAAAAAAAGGGGACCTTAGTCCCCTATGAAATCAGTCGCGGGAAGCGATTGCTGCCTTGACCGTTTCTAGAAGTTTGTCGTCCATGTCAGTCTTAGTAAGTTTCACTGCTTTACCAAGAACAACAAGACAGATGTCGATCAGTTTCTCACCAAGTTCTGCATCGTCGGGAATCTTTGCGACGGCATCCTTGATAATTTTTGATGCGAGGGGGAGTAGAAATGCAAGCATGGTTTGATACTCAAATGGGTCTACTCTATATAGTCAATCAGGAGTGAATTTACGATCCTTCATGTAACCCCACTGACCCTTATGCAGTGCGCGGACCCCTTTCTTTGTAAGAGTGGACTTCTCTTTCTCCTTCTTTTTATTCGCCACGATTTCCTTGTAACGTTTACCGTACTTCATACGGTTGTCACGGTCCTCATGTTCGCGCTTTTGTTTGAGGTGTGCTAGTTCCTCTTTCATTTTGCTTGGCGTCCTTGACGCTTAGCATCAAAATCTTTGGTCATCTGCATCATCTTCTGCTTCATGCGCTCTTTTGCTTTCTCCTTAGCAGCAGTGTCATCAACAGTAGCACCGCATGAACCTTCGGCAATTTCGGTCTCTTCCTTGCGAACATCTTCGCCAGGTTCGTACCACTTACCATCACCATCGGAGTCTTGCCAACGCTTACCTGCCTTGGCTGCTTTAATGTGCTTTGCTTTCTTCTTGGCGGATTCTCGTAGTGCCTCCACCTCGGATTGAATTTTCTTTCTTAGTGATTCAGACATGAGATCTTCTTTCTTAGGGTTGATGATGACGTTACCTTTCTTTTTAGTGGTAGTCACCTCTTTGTTTTGGTCAGGTTTCATTCGTCCATTCCCATTTCTTTACGCCAGGAATAACGCTCTTCGGACATGCGTCTTGCCAGGTTTCTAGAACCACGGGACACTGCACGGGCAGCACCACCGACAACTCTCTTGATACCAGACTTGATTCTATCACGGAGACGTACACGAGACTCACCTGATCCACCGCTGCTAGATCCACCACTGGAACTAGAACGGGTTGAGTCGCCAGAAACGGTAGACGTGGAAGAAGATCCTTTGGATCCTTCACGACCACGGTCGTAACCTTTCTTGAACTCCGAAGCACCTGCCTTAGCAGCGCGAACAGTAGCACCAGCAGCGTAACCAGCACCCTTTGCCGCTGCCTTACCAGCAGTCTTCAAACCTTTCTTGACAGCAGACCCAGCAGATTTAAGTGCTGCCTTCATCTTCTCCTTACGGAGGTTAGCACGACCTGCCTTAGCAGCAGGGGTCTTGCTTGCTGCCTTAGACGCCTTAACAGCAGAGTCATAGTAGTCCTCAGAGAGGAGTTCCATGCCATCGATGATGTCAAGTGCCTCAGTCAGCACGTCTGCATCGAGTTCTTCCAGTGCCTCAACACAGATCGCTTCCAACTCCTCAAAGGAGATGGTATCCAGTTCCTCATCATCCCAGTCATGAAGGATGTCTTCGACGTTGAGGGTCTTAGGATAATCTTTGTCACCCTTCTTAGCGGGTGCTTCGCCACGCTTACGCTTGGCATGGATGTTGTCCCAGAGACCTTTCTTCTCTTCGACGGTCTCTACCTCTTCCTTTTTGAGGTTTGCTTTACGATAAGCAAGATCAGCTTTGGTGCCTTTGTCCATCTTGCCTTGGTGCTTCTGACGCTCACCTGGTTTAGCAGGTTTACCAACTCCCTTGAAGGAGCGGTGTGAGTATGCTGCACCACTGTGCTTGGAGTCGCCAGAGATCATCTTGCCGCCATCAGAGCGACCGTCCTGATACTCTTTCTCAGACTGACCGTGCTTACCCTTGTAGAGTTCGTCGATCTGATCCTCTTCCTTGACACAGTTAGGAACTTCCTTGCCGCCTTTCTTCTTGGTTCCTTTTGCTTTGTAACCATCCCAGCAAGTAGAAGCGCCCACGTTCTTACGTGCTTGCTTCATTCCTTCCACCATCTGCTGATGCAGATCATCGATGTCAATATGCTCACGTTGCATGTTGAGACCAATGTCCTCGGGTGCCTTAGCGGTCTTCTCACCTTTCTTGCCGACGACCTGGTAACGACCGTCGCTCTTCAATCCAGTGATAACCATTGACTGACCCCCTTGGGAGATCACTCTGCCGATGTTCCTATCGTCTTTGAACCTATCCTTATTCTTCTGGATCAGTTCCTTCTCGATAGGGAAACCAGCGTAACCCTCTACCACCTCTTCATGGTCTTCAATGATCTGTTTGACCACCTTTACTGCTTCACTCAGGCGCTCAGTAGAAACGGTATCGCCACCATATACGGCGTCGAGGATCTTTCTTTGCTCGCTCTGCGTGAAACCCATGAGGGCGGCAGATACTTTAATGTCTAGCATCAGTCTAATTAAAGTGATAGAACTATTTATTCTTGAAATTCTTTCTGAAATCAGAAAACTTCTTTGTTGCTTGTCCAGGCGTCATTGCCTGCACCGCCATTCTATATTTATCAGTGCCAACTTTCCAGTCGTTACCGCTACCATCATCGGCAGAATAATTTGTCTGATCCTTTGAGGTATCAGCATCTTCATTCACTTCACTAACGTGTTGCAACCAAGCACGATGCTCGTCGCCCCACTCGTCTTTGAACACAACGTAGTTAGTACCCTTGTGGACAACAGATCCACGGATACCAGTGTCATCATGCTCTACGATTGCACCGACCTTGAAGATGTGGTCGAGCATGTAGTAGTCACGGAAGGATTCAAAGTCAAGTTTAGGAGCATACTCCCATACAGATTCCTTGACTGCTGCTGCCTTCTCTTTTGCTTTTGTCTTTGCTGGTTTCTTAGGAGGTGTCATGCCATCGAGGACATGCTGCATCATCTCCTTAGACTTCTTGTACCCACCAGTACCACCATGGAATGAGTCATGGTCTCCTGACTGAGCGTGCTTTCTCATAGCAGAAGCAGACAACTTCTCGATGGGATCCTCACTGTTAGGATCACGAGCACCAGCACTCTTGATGTTGATACTCTTGAAGTCGTAGTGCTTACCGTTATACTTCTGAGTTAGGTTCTCAAATTCTTTTACTCTGTCATCACCAACAACCATGGTGACATGCTCATGACCTTCGTCATGCAGATCACGAAGGATATCAAAGATGTTTCTATGTTGTTCCGAGTTCTGAATAGCATCAGCATGATGCTTGAACATACCACGCATGTGTTGAATCTTCTGCTCAGGGTGTAGAGGATTCTTCTTGTGGTCCTGAGAACGAGATGGGTAGATGCGATAGTTACCTGAGTCACCAGCATGAGACTTCACGGCATCCAACAACTTACCATGACCAGCATGGGGTGGGTTGAACCTACCGAATGTGATCGCGACATGCTTGTCTACGACTTCATTCTTCTTTGGTTTTGCTGTCGTCTTCTTAGCAGCAGCTTGTGCTGCTTCGATGATGAACTGACGAAATCTCATTTGCCCCAATCTTTTGCTACGGTGAAGTTTGCACGAGAGAATTCAAGTCGATCAACAAGTTTGACTGCGGTGCCATCCTTGATAGCGACGAATCCTTCTGGACTCGTAACCTTGTAACCTTTCTCATCTTCTAGAAACGTACCGATACCCTCAATACGTTTGAGTTTATTTATGATCATTTCCTTTGCTGCAATCAGGTTAGTGAATCCAGACAAAGTAGCGAAAATAGCACTCTGATTACTATTTAGGTATTTGATAGACTCGTCTCTCCTTTTGGTCCAGTCTTTCTTTGCCTTTTCAGTCTTCTTCTTATCGATTTCTTTGTTGTAACGGTCAGTCACGAACTTCTTATACCCCATTGCCATCTGCTGAGAGGTGCTAGGCATCCTACCAGACTTGATGACTTGGTTGAAGTAGATCTTGAACATAGCAGAGTAGTCCATGGTCTTGGTGCCACCACCAATGACGTTCAGGAATGGACGAGAGCGGAGCAGATTCCTTCTAGCAACACGAAGAGTGTTGTTCAGTTTGATCTTCTCACTGGGAGAAAGGTTTGCCATACCATTAACGTTCTGAAACTCAGCAGAGAATACTGCTACATCAGAAACACCTTGCAAACCAGACACATCAACACCAAAACTACTTGCCATCGAACTGATGGTAGGTCCGTTGTATCGGGTGTGGAATACAATTCCTAACTTGCTCTTAGCAACCTTGTCACCCATCTCTGTGCCCTTCTCAACACAGTATGTGATGGTGTTAGGACGAAACTTGTAGCACCTCTTGCCACCCATAGTAGTCTCAGGTGGTGTGTCTGTGTAGAGCAAGTCACCTTGGAGTACACCAGTGATAGGGAGTTTAGACAGGTAATCGTAGGCAGCGATCAACTTAGGATGCACACCAGTACCTGCATACCACAGGTCAATCTCTTCATGTGAGTAACAGATCTTAGGTTCAGTCTTAGCGAAGACAGACTTGGTTCCAACAAAGAACAAATCAGTCTCAGGATCAATACCACAGATGATTGCAGGAGCACCGTCCCACTTGACTGTAACCTTGGTGCTGCTACCACCACTACCTGTGCTCAGCATATCCCTGAGGGATTCCAGGAAGTTGAGGGAGTTCTCAGCACCAGCATATCCTTGGTTGAAGATGTCGTCTTCGAGGTGTTCTAGGTGTGTGTTCTTGCTCATGGTTGGACTCCGACTTTATCACGATAAGGGTTGCCGATGGATGACTTCTCTCTTAGGTGATACTCATCATTTGGTTTAAGGTTGTTCTTCAAATGGTTTTCCATGTAAAAGACAGGCATCCCTGCGTTGGTGCCGAACTTGTAGTAGGTCACCTCTTGCATCACGAAGTTCTGAATCACGTCGCGGTACACCAGGTCTCCATCATTGGAGATCTTGCGAAGTGCGATCTGACATATGAGACTTGCGATACCAACGATGCCACTACGGTGCTTGGGTTCGGTCCAGTGTTCTATGGCATCATTATAGTACATCTCTGCCAGTTCCCACCACCACTTGTGTGCCACTTCTACATCTGACTCAGTGGGGTCACCGTTCTTCACCATGGCATCAATGTTGAGGATCACATTCTGTGGTAGTTTCCTCTTCAACTTACTATCTTCTGCCAAGACTTTCAGTGCCAGGAATGATCCCTGTCTCACACCATTGTCTGCCAGGACTTTGAGAACTTTGTACTCAACCTTGTTTTTATATTCTTTCACCCACTTGGTTCTCTTCTTCTTCTCTAAGAGACCAACAATATCTTGTGGTTTGACTACGTTAGTAGTCTTACTGATCTTCTTGACCGAGAAAGGATACTCTCTGTCCATATCATCATAGATCAGGAAGTCAATCAGTGGTTCATTACCAGCACCAGGTAGAAATACCTGTGCATTATTCTTATTTAACTTACCATACCCTAGTTTATCAAGTTCGTTTGCACCACGTTCAAGAACACATAGGGGAGCAGTGATCTCTGAGAAATCTTTCTCTACATTGTTTATGATACCAGCGTACTGAGATGCTGCTAAATCAGCATAGGCATCTTTCAACTCTTTCTTTTCTGTTGCACCGTGATGCATACAGAACTCAGTGAGTTCTCTGAGATATACTTTGATCACCGCTTGCAAGTCATCTCGCTTATCTATTGCTGCGAGAACTTTCTTGTAGTAGGTTTCAAAATTCATCCTCTTATCCAGAGGGATATCAAATGCCTGAGGTTTTAATTCAGGCATTTTCATCTTGCCAGTTTGAGATCTCGGTTTACCCAAAGCAGGTGTAGAGATCCAACCTGTCTTGTCATTCTGATAGATGACTTCGATTCGAGGTTTATATTCTGTTCCTTTAATCGGTTTGACATGGACACCATCTCCCTTAGAGATGGTCGCAACAGAGTTTCGACCCGTCTCCTGTGAATACACAGGGATGTCTTTCTTTGCTACGATTTCAAATCCTGCAATGTAATGACGTTTGTAATCATTCCATGCATCTTTAATAGTCCTTGCCATGAATGGACATCAGTTACTTGACTATTTATTAACAGTCATGTACTGGTGCTTGGGATGGGGCAAAAGGTTCCCTACTTCTATTCTTAATAACAATGAATGCATCCTTGTTATATTTGCGAGTACCCTTAACAGGTGCCCACCTAGTTCCAGCACCATCAATCTCATAGACTGATGTGCCACCAACCTGCACAACAACATCGTCATAACAATCCCATCCAAGTTCTGCGATGGTATCTTTGATGTTATCGTGCAGTGCCTTCATCAAGGCAGTTGATTTACGTTGTGAAATTAGTTCGTCGCTCATTACGTCTTCGTCTGGGTCAAGTTTTCCGTGCATTGATTGTCGTTCCAATGAATAATTACGCCTGAAATAATAAAACAATTAGTAATGAGATAAGAAAGGAGTATAGCAGAGCGTATGATAGCCACTGCATCCGCCTCTCTGTCAGTAGATCCTTGTTTTTCACCGAGTGCCTTTGCCCATAGTCTCCATATCTTAGATATCACCAGGGGCACGGTTCTCAGAGTCACTTACATTAAAGGCACCACCAGTATAGCGTTTTGCCAGTTTAAGTGTGTTGATATAGATGACATCATCAAGACGAATCTCCAATGCCATTGCTGCCTGTGCAGCATACCACAGCACATCACCAAGTTCTTTGGTAAGGTGCTCTTTGTTCTCTTCATTCCAAGGTTTGCCTTGGAACTTCATCTTCTTGACAATCTCCATGAACTCACCAGACTCAGCAGCGAGACCAGAAGCAGCAGTGTCAAGACGAGAGATGTTACATCCAAGTTCTTGCAGATCATTCAGGCGTTTGATGTACGCTTCATGATCTTTGGAGAAGTCAGAACAAGTGTTGTCAGCAAATTCCAGATACTTATCAAGATCAACAGCAAACTTTTCGTTGTCTTCCTTGATCTTTTGTTTCTCTTTGACCTGCTCAGCAGAACGCCAGGCATTGAAACCTTTCTGGTTGATGAACTCTTCGGGAGTCTGTGGAGTTTCATCTTCAATGTTCTTTGCATTCTCGGACATGTTGTCCTTCAAGTCCTGCATCTTGTTCATTACTTCCTCTGCTGCACTTGCTGCTCTGTCAGCGGAGTTGTAATCGACGTTCACATTATCAGCGCCGTTAGGTGGTTGGGTACTCATACTTTGAAAGAGTCGAATTTGTGTGTTGATTTTACTTCAAGGATTTCATCCTTGATGTCTTGACCTGAGTCTACCAGGTCGTCCTGTGCGGATTGATCACAATCATACAGTCTCATCTTGGATCTGTCAATGCCCACGATGAATCGTTTGTTCATGGTTGGATCATTATATCTATTCTTCAACTGCTTGACCATAATCTGACCCATCTGTTCCAGATCTTCTGTACTGATGAGAGCAAACATCAAGTCAGCAGTTGCAGGTAGACCGAAGGACTCACTGGTGTCAGTGATGTCCACGTCACTACTACCATAACCAGAACGAGTTGTCTGTGTGGCAGTAACGATAGGTACATTGCATTCTACTGCAAGACCACGAAGTTCTTCTGCGATTGCTTTGACGAATGTGTAAGAGTTCACGATCGTACCCTTGTAACGTGCTGATGCACAGATGTTTAGGTAGTCAATGAACACAATGTCAGGAGAGAAACCACGTTTCATACTCAGTTCATTGAGCAGAGACTTGAAGTGGTTAACGTGAGCAGAAGCAGTAGGGTATTCCTTGATAACAAGGCGACCCTGCGTCTTCTTTTGTAGTTTATCTACTTTGTTTCTGAACTGTTGCTTTGAGAAGAGGGGGTCAGAGAGTTGCTTGACTGGTACGTCGAGGAGGTTTGCGTCAATTCGCTCAGCAATTTTTTCCTCTGCCATTTCAAGTGTAATGTAGAGTACGTTGCGCCCCTGTAAGAGGCAGGCACTAGCCATATGGCACATGAATAGAGACTTCCCGACGCCCGTGCCAGCAAGGGCGACATTGAGAGTCTTGCTAGGTAGACCACCTTTCGTAATCTTGTTGAAATAGTCAAGGTCGAACGGGATCTTGTCTTCTTGTTTGTGGTAGAAGTCGTAGCGGTCATCTGCGTCTAGTAAGTAATCGTGTCCAACGGTATCATCAAAGCATGTGCCAAGTGCCTCCGACATAATATGTGGGATAGCATCTTTGGTTCGTGCTTTATCTTGCCCGTCAGCAATCTTGATGGAGTCCATCAGGGCAAGGTATATAGCACGTTCCTTACACCACTTCTCTGTGGTGTCCATCAACCATTCATCATTGTAATGTTGATTATCAATCCTCTCGTCAAGAAACTTCTCAATCTCATTGATGAGTTCAGCACTTAAATCCCGTCGTTTCTCAACCTCAATCTTCAATGCCAGTGGTTCTGGCATAGTATTGTACTGAGTGACGTAATTATTTACTTCACCGAAGAGAGTTCTAAGTTCAGACTGTTCAAAGTATTCTTCCTTGATAAAGGGAAGAACACTCTTACAATAGTTCTCATCAAGTATCAGTTTGCTAAGAGCAATCTCTTCAATCTTTTGCATTAGACGTAGTGTAAATAGGTGCCGATAATGTATTTGTCATTGCTGACGGGGGCAAGACCAGCGTGCGGGAACATCCACATAGGTGGGAACATTAGCACACGACCTTGTACAGGTTTTACTTTGGTGTGTGAGAACTCTGTCTCTCCACCCTTCTCTACATCGTTTAAGTAATAGAACATTGCGAGAAAACGACGGGCACTGCTGTGGTCACCTACGTCGGCGTGCCACTCGAACCTATCATTCTCCCCAACTTTGTAGCGTTTGAGGCGTAGTTGTTCCAATGCATTTTCCATTGGCCATTGATCTACACACCCAACATCCTCCATATACTGATTAGTATATTTTCTGATAGACAGGATCATCTCATTATGAATCTTGGTCCATGGACCATTCATAGGAGGGACCTCTGCCTCACCAGTAACGTTGAACTGGTCGAACTGAGGACGACCATCACGATTCCAACGTTCCCACTTAATCTTGGAGGACTGGTCAATGATAGCACGACATGTGTTTACGTCAAGTGCATCATCATAGACCCTAACATATTTTTCAAGATCCATAAGAGAATTCTTCCTCCGCTGCTTTGTCAAGTTGATTCATGATTTCGGGGGTGAAGTATTTCTCGGGATCAGCGAGAATAGACTTAGGAAAAAGATTAGATCCACCAATCTTGTAGCGATTCCCGACCCGCTCGAAGACTCCGTGGCGCTCACCCAGTTCCAGTAGTCCGTAATACTTGTCAAGTCCACGACTGTCGTAAAATAATCGAGTCTCAATTTTGGAATTCTCCTTAGTGAAACGAGACTTCTTCGCCTCGCATTTGATGATGTTACCCACCACCTTCTTGTCTGAGTCCTTCTCCTTGCTCTTGGATAGGTACACAATAGTCGATGCAGAGTATTTTAGTCCACTACCACCGCCCATTTCTTTCATTGGCACATAGGCACCAACGACATCATAGGTGTGATTAGTGACCAGCAGAGGCACGTTAGCAGCACCCAGTTTCAGGGTGAGCACACGGAAGATTGCCTTCACAACCTGAGCACGAGTCATGTCACGAGTCTCTTTACCCTCAGCAGAATCCTGCACCTCCTTGGTAGTGGACAGCATACCCAGAGAGTCCAACACAAACATCATAGGTTTGCGATCCTTCTGTTTCATATAGTTTTCCAGGATCTTCAATGCCTGAGTCCTGAACTCCTGCACTGTGGTGACAGGAACGATAACCATACGGTCAGAAGGAATACCACGACTCTCGATCATGTCACGAGAGATAGCAGATTCAGATTCAAAATAAATGCATCCAGCCTCAGGATCAGTAGTAAGGAAATTACGAACCACACTGAGAGCAAAGAAAGTCTTGCCCGTGCTGCTCTCTCCTGCCAGGGCAGTAATCTTGTTGGAAGGAAGACCTCCGTAAATCGAACCACTAACCAGGGCATTAAACAGGTAAGACCCAGTATCAATGAAAGATGTAACGTCGCCAGCAGCAACGCCTTCACTAACGAAACCAGCGTACTCATTGCCGATCTCCTTTACTACATCATTTAAGAAACTCATGCGAATAGAAACTCCAAGGTGTTTTGTTTTTCTGGTGTCCAACCAATAGCATCAAGGACAACCTTGACGGGACTAAGAAATGATTTCTCGAATTGCATATCCCAATCAATACTACCATGCAAGTCAAGTTCTTTGGGTAGTGTTTGGAAGAAAGAGATTACGTTCTCTCCGATACGATTAGGCATCTTCAAGTGAACGAACTTGATCTTCTCACCCTCCTGAATCAGAGGATATTTGTGAGACAACTTCTTCTTCTTGACATAATAATTATACATCAAAGAACCACGGACGTGCATGGGACAACCCTTGGCATAGATGTCGCGTGGTGAGGAGAACTTACCGAGGTTATTGCAGGAACGAGGGAAGGCAACCTCCTCAACAGGGAGACTCTCAAACTCTTTCCTGAACTTTGAGATGTACGTCTGCACATCTTCCTCTGTGCCGTTCATAATAATTTTAAGTGCATCCCTAATCGCCTGACGACAGGGTGCAGGTGTAGAAGACTTGACTGCTTCGATACCCATGATTTTAAGTTTGGGTTTCTCATAACGGACACCCTCACTATCCCAGACGTTGAGGATGTATCGCTTCTTAGCAGTCCATACACCACGGTCAGCAATGTTCTCACGCTTCATGAACATCTTCTGTTCATAAGCATTGACATATGTTGCTAGTTCCTGGTACGCCTTGTCGATGAACGGTTCGATTTTGGTCTTGCAAGCAGCGTCGAGGAAGTTAACAATCCTCTCCTTAGGAACGTTTTGTACATCAAATACTGAATTGACAAGTAGATCAAGACAGATATAAATGCTGTCAGTATCGCTTGCAATAACATAGTCTTTGTCCTCTGTTTTGAGCAGTTTGTTTAGATACTCGTTTACTTTGTTTTCAATCCAACGGATTGAGACCTGACCTGAGAGAGTAATCGCCTCAGCATTTGCCAGATTGAAGTATCGGAAGTATTGGTTGCCGATGGCACCATAGGCACTGTTGAGTTGGATCTTTCGTGCCATCTGGATATTGTTGTACCTTGCAATATCCTTTTGTAACTGAACGGTCGGGGCGCTTTCATTCTGCCGCTTAGCAGTAAGCATCTTTCCCTTATAGATCTTACGGTCATCATAGATTCTTTGCATCATTTCAGGCAGGAAACCGTGGATGTCCTTACGATACTGAGCACCGTTAGCACACACAGCATACTCACCGTCAATCTCTGCCTCCTGTTCCAACAACTTGTCAACACTTACAGCACCATGACGCCTCTCAACGAGAGTCTCAGGTGAGATATTGTATTGCATGATCAGGTGAGGATACAGAGAGTTAAGGTCAAACGACACAACCCAATCATACCCACCTGGTTCAGGCACTTTCACATAGGCACCAGCATATTGTTCATCTTTCTTGGTAGAAACCTTAGGGGGAACAACAATGTTCTTCTTTTGAAGATCGTTATAGATCATGGTGTCCCACATACGAACCTGTGAATACACATCACTGAGGTTCACCTTGGCGTCATAAGAAAGAGTGAGTGCCAACTCGATCAGTTTCATCTTGTCTTCCAAACGGTCAACAAGTTCTACGTCAACGATGTTGTACTCAACAAACTTCTGCCAGTCTTTTGTATAGAACTCCTTGAAGTTCTCGTACTCACTGTGGTCAACTTTCTTTTGACCCAGTTCGACATTTGCAATATGATCTAGACGATAAGATTCCTGTGCAGAGTATGTAAACTTCTTATACAGGTCCAGATAATCCAGGATCGCTACACCACTAATATCGTATTGCAGGTGCTTGCGATTGTGGATCTCAATCTCACGTTCTAGTACACGGTTCCAGGGAGACATGGACTTCTTCCACTTCTCCCCGAGAACACGTTCCAAGCGGCGGCACAGGTACGGGATGTCATACAGATTGCAGTTCCATCCAGTAATAATATCAGGAGTGTTCTCGGTCCACCATTGGTGGAAGTCAGATAGCATCTCTTGTTCTTTCCAGAACACCCGATATTCAGTGCCATCAGGAGTAAATTCACGAGTTCCCCAGGTGATTACTTTTTTAGTGATGAGATTCTTGATGGTGATGCAGAGCATCTCCTCTTGGCACGCCTCTACTGAGGGGAAACCATTGTCACAACCGACCTCAATATCGATCGTATAGATCGTCATGAGATCCATATCAAAACGAATCTCGTCTTTGAATTTGTCAGCGATGAATTGGTATACGAATCGATCGTAACCATGCACTTCCATACCCTCTACGTTCTCATACTGCTGCATGAAATCGCGTGCTGCCCTAGCGCCGTCGAAACGTTTCGGGTGAGCATTACGACCGTCGAGTGTCTTGTACTTAGATGCCTTGGACTGATCCCTAGGCACAAAGAAAAGAGTAGGACGGATCTTCTCACGATACTGAACAGGTGAACCGTTCTCGTATCCACGATAAAGGATGTCATCGCCGAGAAGAAGTACGTCCGTATAGAAATTCATCAACTAACCAACCGCTTGTACGCATCTGCCACTGTGGCAGACGGGTCTAGTATAGTCAAAGTCAGGTCAGAAGTCAAGAACAAATCTCGCTGATCTGTGTGTAGGGGATAAGGGGACAGAGTTCCATCAGGTGCGATCGAGTGACAGTTCTCAATCAGCAATGACGGTTCCTCGTCCAGTTCCGTCATCTTTCCGATCAAGTATAGTGACGGTTCCGTCTTCAAAATTAGGATCTTTACCATGATTCAATAGTTGGTGATACTTTTCAACAAGGGAATTCATCGGTTTGTAGATGAATTGCACCGAAGGGAGTGGCACGAAGATATGTTCTTCTGCCGAGAAAGGAACCCATACAGTGAACTCTACTTCAAGACTATCAAAGTCAACAGGAGCAGCATGTTCATCCGCTTCAAACAAAACCTCAGGTGGTTGTTGAATAGAAATAGTGTAGGGTTGAGTCAATCGGTATGCAAAAGCAGGACCGTCTTCTTCCTTTCTGACTTCCTTTACGTCAGCGATTACGTCCTCGCCGTTTAGCATTCTTACGACTCTTGCGGTCATACTCTTTCTCCATAAGGTTGTCAAATGTATATCGTACCATATCAGTAAAGGCACGTCTAGCGGAGATGTTCTTCTCCTCACTCAGGATGTGAACCATTTGCATGAAATCATCCATCTGATCAGTAGGAACATCCACTGTTAGCGTTTCACTTTTTTCTGTGTACGCTGGACACAGATTTACATACATGTTCATAGAACCTCCAAACAAAAAGAGACCCCACGGGTCTCTTCGGTTATACATTATATAGGTTAGTAATCATTTATGTAACTCTGGCATGTGTCAGGGTTCTTTTTACACCATGCTCTCACGTATGAGTCAGCATCTTGTTCCATGGTGAAGTGAGCATGGTTATGTGCCAAACCCACAAGGATTAAGAACCCAACAAATATACCATTAAGCAGGGTCACTGGGTGCAGTAGCACCTCCTGAATCGATTTCATACACTTTCAGTTTCTGGTGATCGGGAATGATCTTCCGTAATTCTACCACGAGTAAACCGTTTGTGAACTTGACTGTGCCAATTTCCACATCGTCTGCCAAGTTGAAACCTCTTGCGAAGGTACGAGTGGACACACCCCTATGCATGTACTCGTCTTCATCGTTGCGCCCCTTCGCCGTCTTGGACTTGATGAGCAGGACGTTGCTCTCTGTGCTTACCTCTACGTCCTCTGGTGCCCACCCAGCAAGTGCTAGTTCGATCCTCCACTTGACGTTTGATTCCTTGATGATGTTGTAGGGAGGATACTGTCCGCCTGGTGATCCTACTCCGTAGGAATGCAAGCGGTAAAATAGGTCATCAAAACCTACTGAAAATCTTTGTGACGCATCGAAAATTGCGTCGATGTCTTTCGACGTGAACTTCTTAATGTCCATAGCTCCTTATAAAGCGAGTTTGTATTGTGTGATCCCCGAAGGCAATCACATATATTTATAGCATATGTCAGGGTTTTGGTACGGGTGGATACCGAACGCAAAAGTAGTGCTATCTAGAAAGAATCCTATGTCTAAATAGAGCTACGAGGTGTTTCTTCTAATCCAATGAGAAAGGCAGCAATCATCTTTGGTATGACTTTGATGACGGCACCAGCATATGCCGATATTACAACAAAAATGTCAAGCAGCGTTCAACTTACTGTGAATGCAGCAGCGACTCAGGTCGAAAGAATTGGTTCATCCTATGCGGTGTCTGGTTCAAACATTGATGTAACTACCTTTGGTGGTCTGACTGCCCCTGCATCGGCAACCGCTGCTGCAACGCAGATCCAAGGGTCGTATGACGTTACTACTAACGCCACGAGTTTCACGTTTAGCGAATCCTTTAATCAAGGTGACGCACACGCCAGTGCTCCTACCGTAGGTGCTGTCAGCAACTTCGGTATCCAGACGAGTACGGCGGCGGGATCAGCAGGTGATCTTGACGGAACCATCAATACTGGTGGTGCTATCGATTTGACTGCTGGTGGAGCTGGTACTACGGCAACAGGTCAATTCGTGACCGAAATTACCGTACGGTAATTGCCTAGAAAACGATTCAAGGTAAATCTAGATGACTGGTGTACTTGGGAGTATACAGGACAGGACCCACCACCATGGGACTGGCAGATATGTGATACCTGTGGCGGTACTAAGCGTACTGACGGGTATCCTGTCTACGTACTCCCCTGCGAATGCAGTGCCAGTGGTCCCGAACTTCACTCAGGGCTCAATGACGAGCCACACTGAGACTACAAGTAAGATCACTGAGACAATCAACTCGATGGACTATAACACAGGATATCAATACTCGGCGACGGGTACTGGTGTTACTGCAAATGGGAACCTGTCCCCAGGTACAGGAACAAACAATGTAACTATTGATGGCGTGACTTCAACATGGACAGGCATAACAAGCAAACCACAGTTCACACAGACAACCCCAGGAGGGGCGTTTCAGTTCACAGAAACGTACCAGGGACCTGGTTTAAGCAATCACACGATTATCAACAGAACCACCGAGGTGACAAGCGTCACCGACACTACAAGTATCTTCCAACAATAGCATGTCTTTTATTTGGCATGACCCCAGTACCTGTGAGAGCAGAGACTGTGGGTGGTGTCTCTGCAACAGCAGCGCCCGTGGCGAACAGTTCGGGCTCAGTGACCAACCAAGCCATTCAGGTTTTACAGGGTCCTTATATAACAAACACTTATGGGAATGGGATCCAGTGTCAAGGTCCTACGATGAACATAACCCCATACATAACTGGTGCAGCGAGTGCTCAGAAACCATACGAGGATTGGTATGACACACCTGTCTATGATATGCGTGACCTAGATGAAGATGGTGCGCCAGACAATCCTGGTGCCATATTATTCATGCAACCGACACGTACAGGACAGAAAGATAACTACAACTTGTCTATTGGTGTCAGTGCAACATGGTCTAGACCACTAGATAAGAAGTTGCAAGACCAATGTAAGCAGGCAGCAGCAGCAAACATCGAAATGATGCA